GACCTGTCTTGTAGTGTCTGTTGAAGAAGGGCTTGTCCTCCCGTCCACCCTCTCATAACCGCCAATCCTTACATATCCACCATTTACTCCGACTTCGAAGTTGGCTGATTGCCGCACAAATCCGTTCTTCAGCGAGAGAGTTGGGGTGACTTCATCCACCCCTCCTGCTAGTACTATTGAGTCGAAATCAACGGGTGGCATCCTCATATCAAAGGAGCTCCGACTGTTATCTGTGGAGCTTGATCTGCTGTGAGCTTGTTCTTGTGCATGTTGTACATCTCCAACCCACGCTGGTATACTTCGGTTGCCGCCTCAAATACGCCATAGTGCATCATAGCTTTCCAGACAATAGCCATATGGAACCGCGTCGGCATCAGGGGGATATCGGCATCGAGTGTTAACTCTTGCGGAGTTTTGTAATATTCACCACGCACAGTATAGACATCGTTTGGTAACAGACCGAACAAAAGCGATTTATCCGGGGAAATTGATATAACGTTAGGTTGTGCTGTCGCAGTAGCGTTAGTACCTAACATGTACAAGTCCCTGAAATCTCTATAAACCCACTGGTCTAGGAAAGTTTCAGCAGAACGGGTAGACGCTGTTAAGTAAATCCTGAAAGAGCCATTCACCCAACTAGCAAAGTCTGTCAGGCCTATATCGGCTTCGACTGCATAGCCTTGTTGGCCTGAAGTTGTCTCGAAGGACACATCGTCACGCAAGAATTGGAAGTCGTCACGGTCTAACTGGATCTCGATCCAAGATTGTCGTACCCAATCGACGAAACGCTTACGCTCGGTGACTGCGTCATTTACAGAGCTGAGGTCGCCAGACACACCGCATTCTTGCATAGACCTGTTCACCAACGCTAAGAAGTCCATTACACAGCCTCAGCCATTCTCATCGCCAGCCAATCGCCACCATGCTTGCTCTTATCCGAAATGATAGAAAACGGGTACTTCAGGGCTGAAACTTGTCTGATTGAAAAGGACTTTTCATTCGCGCCTGTAACAATTTCAGGTGTTGAAACACTTGTTTGCTTTACAATAAGTGAATCTAAAAATTTACGTTTACATTTAGTCTGTTTACCTCGGAAGAAAGCCATGTGTCGCCCACCGTTACCAACCATGATCGGGTTTTCAGCATTCGGGTTCACATCTTCATGTACCATAACAGTGACTTCCTCTTCCATAAAGGCAAGATCGGATAGATATTTCTTTTGCCACTTAGGGTCAACAGCTACTGATGAATTACGCAACTTGCCCAAAAGCTCATCGCTAGTCACAATGATGTTCGACTGTTGCCCTATTTCAAAGTCTGTTGAGTGTATTTCTTTAGTCATTTCTGTCCTCGTTTGATTTATTAATGATATGTATGGCTCGTCAAAGCTGTCAAGCCAGACGGGCCATACATAGCACGGATTAACTAGCCTGCGGACGGTTCGGCAATGCCATAACGTTGACAACTACGTTGGTATAACCTGTCGCATTCCAGTTGGAAGTACCGAAAGTGATAGTCCCAGCAGTTGCCCCAGCCTTAAGCACTTGATATGCAAAAGGAGTAATATCGTCCGGGACAAGTGGAAATTCTGGGATGTCAACAAATTGGCCTGCTGCGTCTAGAGCGTTTACCTCGCTCTGAACAACTTTTACAGTACCAGAAGAGTTGTAACACCAAACCATAACACAACCTTCGTTAGCTACAAGAGTATCAAAAGCCTCTCCGGTAACAGCGTCTGTGGTTGGGGTCACTTGGTCTGCATTAGTGCCGGACTTTGTATAAGCCTTGCCGTTAATACAGTAGTTAAGCAGGACAGTGCTGTCGTGGACAGTTTCTGCTCCTGTTGCCGTCAATAGGCTATTTGTAGTGCAGAAGTTGGCTCCTGCAAGATCAATAGGATTCATTTCTAAAACTCCTTTAAATATTTGCAGTCAGAGCAAAAGCGCCAACTGGGCTGACATAAACAGCCGTAGGGACTACAGTCGCGTCGTCGAGGGCAGTAGTGCCACCGACAAAATCACCTGTTCCTGTGGGGTTGATAATTACAAAGCCGATGATGCAATGCTCGTCATTTACTTTAGGGTAAACGATGGTAGCAAGGCTCGCACCTTCTGTACCCATTGTAGTAGTAACGTCACCAGCAGCATCAACAGTAAAAACAAAGGCATTAAACGCAGCGTTGCTAACTGTTCCTGCCAAAGCTGGCATATCAGTCGCAGCGGCTTTTGTTACAGTTTTACCTTTCGCCATGCCGTACCAAGCAGTAGCGCCAACTTTCACCAACGTGCCACCACCAGCTTTAATAACCAGACCAGCACTAGCTAAAGAAGCAGAGCGCAAGCGGTTATAAACACCAGACAGTACATTAGCTAAAGCGGCGCCATCTCGTTTATCGGCAATCGAGGCCATCCATTGTGATAGATTTTCCATTCAATTCACCTTTAGTCTACAAGTTCTGATGCGCCAACTTCGGCTACTGCCATGTGAAGCTGGTTAAGCAATACGGCGTTAAAATAACAAGAGCCACCAAAATAACCACGCTTGCCAGTGGGGTCGTTAGAATCCTTCTGCCCTGGGGCCACGTCATGGACGTCGATTGATTTTGCGCCACGGAGAGCGATATCACCCCAAGCGTCACGACCTGCAACTACCATCTGGTAAGTGTCAACATTACTACCTGATGTTGATTCAAGGCCAAGTGCGCCTACTGCTGCGCCAGAATCCTGTACCGCTACCAATTCAGGTGATGCGATGATGCGGAACTCTTCGATTGACCCGAACTCGTAAGGAGATACAGTCTTTTGTGAAGAGCCATAGAGCGCAACTGGAACAAAGCCAGGGATATCACGGAAATCAGGCTTCAGGTCTGTATGGATAAAGATAAAGAAAGATGCTTCAATACCTTTAGTTGCGTAGTTTGGAGTTGCCTTGAGGATCTCAGTTACTTTGTCGGCATGCTGTAGGTCAAGTGACTTTGTGATCTTCCGAAGAAGCTTAAGTGTCACCTTGCCGTTTACAGTAGCTCGTGAAGCGCCTGTTCCACCATAAAACTTATTGGTACAACCCTTGATAACGCCAAAACGGACAAGTTCACGGACAAGCGCCAAACGCTCACCTGTCTGGAGCTTCATTGCTGCTGGGACATCGTCCTCGTACAAATCAGCAGTACGCTTAGTATAACCGAAGAGAACTTCATACTCGTTCATGGTCACGGTAATATCTTGTGGTGTTAATGTTTCAGCGTTGCGCGTAATACCCTCGCTTGATAGATGTTGTCCAGCAAGCTCATTAGCTCGATCGCCAGTGCCATCTGTGAAGAAGGTGTTTGGACTAGCAGCTGTCGCGTTTACTGGTAACCAGCGACGATATACTACTGTGTCACCGCTGTTTTTTGGGATTGGACGACAATCACCGATAAGGCCAAGAACCTCACGGGGGATTGCGTGTTTTAGAATTTCGCCCTTCATTTTTCCAATTCGCTGGGTCGGCGAATTAATACCTTGTAGTGCCATTTTATATGCTCCGATAAACGACACTTACTGTAGCTAGGAATTAAAACCTTCCATCATCGCTGCTTCTTCGTCGTCTATACTTTGTAGGTTTACCTGCGTGTCACCTCTGGGGGTTATCGCAGCTTCTAATCTCTTCTTTCTGACTGATGCCAGCTTTGCTTTCTTGTCATCGGCTACATTCTTTGTTTCTAGCCATTCTTTATGGTTTGTGAAAACCTTTGATAGAAACGCTGAATCCCATGACTGGTCAACGTTCTGCTGGTCTGCTTTACTCAGTGTGCCGACGAACTCCCTAAACTCAGGTGTCGCTGAAACCTTTGCGTAGTCTGGATGATCCCTTAACAGTAGCTTTTGCTCAAACGCTTTGCTTTGTGCCTCTGTTGCTTCTGTTATCTGTTGAGATATGTCCTCTATAGGCTCTGGTCGCACATCTGGTGCCACTATATTCTCTTCTGTTTCTACGTCGTCCTTCTTGCCGAACATGACTTCAGCGACTTCAGGGAACTCGTCAAACATGCGCTCTTGAAGATCTTTTGAGAACTTGACATCTGGCTTTGGTAGAGCTGCAACACGCCTAGCCACAACATCTCCGATTGTCCCGGACATAGATGACTTGAGCTTGTAGAAATCTTGCTGGAGCTGGTCAACCATATCTGCCTTAGACAATCTCTCATTGAGTTGGTCTTCGGTCATTCCTGCGAACAGTTCAGGTTGCTCTTCAGCTTCTGCTTCTTCAGTTGCTCCCTCTACTTCTTCAGACTCTTCAGCATTTTCTTCTTCAACGGCTAACTCCTCGTCGTTGAACCCTGCTTCAAATGCTTGCTCTTCTGCTATTTCATTAGCGTCCTGTTCCTCGTTTTCCATTCTATCCCTCTCGTGGCGATGCTATCTGTCACATTGTCTTTAGTGTGGCGCTACTGTCTGTCACACATATTGTTCTGGCTTACCGATGTCCAGAAGTTTCTTATACGTGGAAATCTCGCCACGCAAAGTTGCTGTTTTAAGCTCATCCAAACTATTGTCGTTTGTCTCTCTCGCGACCTGAAGCCTTTCACCTATATGGGCTTCGATCTTTTTCCAGACTGCCGATGTCGTTTCGTGCTTTTCTAACTTTAACATTTTGCCATGTTACCGCTTGGTAACAAAGATGTCAACTAATTGTTACCGTTTGGTAACAATATTCGTCTATTTCTCGAACGACTCTCCGTCTGGGGCACGACCAGCTGGCTCAATGGCTGGCGTAATAACCTCACCACCTCTGCCCTGAGAAAGTTCTTTCTGTAGGTTTAGTTTCATTGCAGTTTGTGCAAGATCGGCTTTAACTTTGCCTAATGAGATGTTATTCTTGTTTGCGTAATCTAACATTGCAAGCTCTCGCTTCATATCAAGCTCACGGTATCTTAATTCTAGGGATGCACGTTCTCTATCTCCAAGGCTCTGGTTATAGAGTAGGTCGCGGTCTGTATCGTCTTGGATCTTTTTAAGAGTTAAATTGTCCCTTGATTGGTCTGACTGTACCCTCGCGCCTAGCGTAGCCTGTGTTTTCTGGGCGTCTGCACCAAGTGTCGCCTGTGTTTTCTGGGCATCTGCTGCAAGTTTCTTATCTGTATCTGCTGCGGATGCTTCTGCTCTAATCTTAGCTACTTCTACCTGTGGAGCTGGAGGGGCCTGACGTTGTGCCATCTCGGCCTTCTTCTCATCGTCCATAAGCCACTTGTCGGGGTTGAAGCGTTTTGCCTTAAGCACCTCTTTCACGGCCTTCTCAGGATCAATCCCAAAAGCTGGCTGCAGACTCATATTGAGTAGTGTCATAGCCTCCATCGACTGGATATCCCTCTCGACAAGTGCTGTTGACCCGATGGCCTGTACCTTGGCATCTCCTTTCTCGTCATCTTCTCCGTACTCAAGCAAGTACTCGTAGTATCTTTCTATGTGTCGCTCTGTGACTTTTTCATCGAATGTTCTTGCTAAACGCCTGAGAATTGCTGAAGCGTTTCGGTTTAGCAATTCCATCCCACCGACTGTATCAGGAGCGGAACCTTGTTGCCCTTGCATGATGAAGAAAATACCTGTTGACTCTTCCATCATCTTTCTTGCCATCTCCATGATATTAGCAAGTTCAACTTGCATCATGGGGATGTTGATTGCCATAATTGCGTCTGATACTGTTCTAGTATCAGCCTGCTCTGTGGCAACCCACTTCTTACCCCTCGTAATTTCCCAGCTACCGTCCATGGGGCGAATCGCGTTCTCACGAAAGATCATCTGTGGCGATGCAGAAAGGCCTGCGTTCTCCATCAACACCCTACCTGCTGCGTTGAACTGTTCTTGTGGAATACGGCCCTGTCTTGCTATGCCAATCCCCCAAGGCATATCGTCGCGTCTTTGCCATGGAAAGATATCGTAAGGGAAATCGCCGCTATCAAGAGGATCTAAGAAAGCCTTGATAGCGGTGTCATTGATAAGCGTTATTACCGCTGGAACCATATCCATGGCGCTCTCATCAACCACGCCGACATCTACTCCCATTGCGTCTAAATCGTTTATATCTACTAGTCCGTAATGATACCAAACCTCGAACATATCGCTTTCGCTTGTCTGCTCTGTCCTAAAACCATCAGAGTAGTTTGTTTTGCCAGGCCCTTCCTCCAGAACTTTGTCTATCTGGCTGGCTATATAATCGTCTGACCTTTTCAGTTCTCTTAATTTTTTGGCAGAGAATGTATCACGCTCAAGGAGATAATTACCTTTTTGTATATCGTCTCCACATGCAGGGTCAGGGAAAAGGTTTTCAGGTTTTACGTGAAATGTTGCTGGGACAGTCTCTTCGACTATCTCCATTACAACTGCTCCAGATTCGTCTGTTGTTACCTTCTTGATCTTCTTCAATGTTGGGACAGGGCCTTTTATAATACCTGAACCAACAATCGCCGCATCTTCTACTGCCTTTCTGACTTCAGTGTGATAATTACACTCTACCAGCCAATCACGAATACGGAGTTCAGCTTTTTCACAAGCATCGTCTGCGCTTTGTACAGTTTGTGCTGGAATCCGTTCAGGCTGTTGCCCGAGCATAGGATTAGGTTGTACTTGCTGAAGAGGCTCTTCCTCATCTTGAACAGGGGTAGGCTTCATCGAGAAGTTCCAATCACCAGCCGGTAGCAATATATCTCCCATGCGTGCTGAACCAGCATCGCAAAATTGGCGTGTTATATTAAAGAACGCAGTCGAACCAGACGTAGTTTTGTGGGTAGTTCTCACGCCACCTGTTGTGCCTGCTGGCTTTAAATACGTGTTAGATCCACGGTTAGCGTCGTCTATCCCGTAATAATACTCCCGGTCTTCAATCCACTGCTCTTCAATACCAGATGCTGCACGGCCCT